ATGGTCTTTGAAAAAGGTATTCAGCTCAGAAGCGTCAGCGCCTCCGGGTTCAAGGTACTCGGTAAAATAACCCCCGTTATCCCAGTCATAGCGTATTCCTTCGTTATTCGTAGAAACTATGACAAATTCAAGCGGGTCATTCTCTGTGACCTCTTCTTTGACCCGCACAACGGCGGATCGCTCCATCCGCTGCCCGATCAACTCTTTCTCTTCATCCACTGTCAACCTCCTTTTAAGGGTTTTGCACTCCATCGATTGAAGTTACTTCGCCTTCGTCATTAACTGAAATCTGCTCTGAAATAGTACCTAATGCTACGCCGTACTCTTCAAGTATCTTATTCTCTTCGGCTTTAACCGATACATTCTGCTTGAAGTCCTCGCCGCGTCCGGCCGCTATATCCGTAGTAGTAGTGATGCCGAGTGCAATCTCTTTCTCTATGGCCGAAATATCTTTTAAAGGATCGACCCAGTCACGTTTCGGCCAGACCCATTTATAATTGAGGAATTTAGCGCGGTCTGTAAAGAAACGCACTGCCGGCAGCTTGACGCGTCCTGCCATAACCTCTATCTCCAGCCATGCTTCAAACACTTCATTGAGTACATATTCGGCAAGGTGCGCCTGCTCGTAATCAAATCTCTTGTAATCCTGCAGGAGAGACGCACGGCTTGAAGCATAATTGACACGTGAAAAGTCCTTAAAAGCTAATTCGTAGCTGACACCTCTTGCGGTTGCAATCAGACGGATCACCGTTTCAGAGAAGTGGCCGAAGTCCGCGCCTGCGTTTGAAGGGTCTAGTTTAGTGACCTTCTCCCCCGGCTTCATGTAAGAGACTGTTACACCGCCGATCTCTTGTACCTCCTCTTCGGAAGATGTAGTTACGCCGAAGCTTGAATGGCTTTCTGCCGTCTCTACGACATAGCCTATATTTGCCCTGGCTCTGGCCGCTTCGATGGTCGCGGTTTGAAAGGCTGAGAAATTCTTGATGTCGAGTATGGCCTGCTTGTATTCGCTGACACCCCGGTACTGCGAAGGTCTTTCTGCCCGATAGTAGTTTATGATCTCGTCCGCGGGTATTCTAACCGTTTCGTTGCCTTCGGTCTTGAATCTATAGTAGACAGGAGACCCGTAACTATCTTTCTCTACACCGCCGTCTTCACCGTAATCAAGCGCATCGGCTTCCAATATTCTCAGTCGGAGGCCTTCCGGCGTTGTGACTTTATGGACGAATACTTCTCCGTCTACCATGCGAGACTGCAAAAATATCCTCTGCATATCGTAGAAAGTGAAACGGTTTGTAATGTCGCACCGTTTTCTGTCGGCCGCCCATTCGTCAAAGAGTTTCGAGATGGTGTCGTTTGCTGTTTCGGTATGGCCGAGGTAGCGCACTTTTACGCCGGTGCCTATCACGTTGTTAATGATTGACCTGTCTATATTTGACATGATAGGGTTGTTTTCATGTAGCCAGCGGGCGCGGGCGCGCATTGTATCACGGTCTGGAGAGGCTATCGTCTCGAAATCTGAGGTTGCGTTCCAAAAGTCCCTGTTTACTACGGTACGTTTGCCACCTTCATAGAAACCTCTTTTGTTGATAATGCGTTTATGAAGCGTCATGTAAAACTCACTCTGTACGATCGCCCTGTAACACGCTTACCGGGTATGGCATCAGGGCCGTTTTGCTCTATCCTGTCGATAAGGTCGTTTTGAAGTCGGTAAAGCCACTCAAGGTCAGCCCGCCATACGCTTCTGCCGTTGATTTCGTAACGCTGTCCGGCAAGCACTTTTGTGATAGCCGTTTGCACCTCTTCTAACTGCTCGCCGAATGTCTTTAGAGTTGCCATACTCACCCCTTTGAGTAATTATACCACTTTTTGATATTAATTGATATCAAAACTCATCGAGATAACTCCGCTTCGTCTTTTTCTTAGGCGGCCGCGGCGGTATGAAGTAGTCAGCCCCCCTGTGCGCAAGCAAATCTAAATCTATCCCCGACAGCAGCAGTGCGGTAAAGGCGTATACCCTGACGTCAAGCGCCTCGTTTCTCTTTCGTTGTTTCACCCAGCGGCCGTCCTCAGTCTTTCTTTCAGCGGTCAACTGCTTGAAATACTCCGCGTTATAGCTGTCGTCGTTTCTCGGCCAGTGGCAAGACCCCGGTTGTCCTTTAGGCGTAGTGAAGTATGAAGCCAGCAATGTTTTAGCTGCGTTTACCCCGATGCTGTGAAGCGCTACCCCGCCTTTATTCGCGAAGCTGGGTTTCAGCGGTACGATAGGGGCGTCTATGGATTTGTGGCCTTTGAGTGCGAATACCCCCCGCCCTGCATAGGTACGGCAAAACTCATACGCCTGTTTAGTGGAATGGCCGCCCGTGTCTACGCCGGTAGCCCTGATCATCATATACGCCCCGCTTTCGTGCATAAACTTAGACGCGAGAAAAATAGCCAGCTTCTCCCATACGAAAGGCTTGTCTGTCTGGCCGTGTATCACCTCGTAGCGTATCGACCACGATTCTTCAATACCTCATTCGTAAACGCCTTTAATTTCAAGGGGTTGTCTTTAGCGTCTAAAAATTCGTCTACGATGGTGGGCCATGTCACGTTAGGGCTGTAGGAATAAAACGCCCATATGTGAAAAGAGGCTATATCGCTTTCAGGGTTATGCTTTATCCACTTGCCTTTTTTGTCCATCTCTTTATAGTGGCGGTGGGTGACTTTCTCCCCGCACTTGCTGCAGAGGACGTGTGTAGTGTCGGTCAGGTGCTTGACTACCTTACCGTCATCGTCGTATTCTTTTTCCCATATGAAATCAGAGAAAAACCACAGGTTGTACTCTCCGCAGTGGGGGCAGGGCAGGTGTCTGTAGCGCTGGTCTCCCTTTAGAAACCACTCTCGTACTTTAGAGGTGGCCATAGAGATAGGCTTGCCGCCTAAAACTACCTTTCTGTCCCAGAAGTCCTGTGTCCGCCTGATACCTGTGGTTAAAGTGTCTCCGGCGTTGCCTGCTTCCAATACCCACGTATCTATTTCGTCGGCTACGAATACCCTGACAGTCCTACGGTTGAAGTTACGCTCAGATTGTGCGCCTACTCCTTCCCATATGCCGCCGGGATAGAGCTTTTTAAGAGTTTTTTCTTTCTTCGCCTTGCCGCTTAGTACGGGGGTTTCTATTAACTCCCTAATGGTTTCGTTGTCACGTATCATAGGCTCAAAAGCATCTGTGGCGTAACCTCGTATCTCCTCATCGTTAGGCTGGGCATGTAGTATGCTTGACGGCCGCTGGTGAATGAAATAGGCTTGCATGATATTTAGCGAGATAGTATATCCGATCCGGGTGCTTTTGTTTATTACGACAAACTGGTGTATATAATCAGTCATCACATCCAGCATCTCGATCTGATAGGGGTAAAGAGACACTTTACCGGGCAGAGACGAAGATTCGGGAGACAAATAAAAGTATTCATTTGCCCATTCGCTGCCGCTTAATAATGGACGGGGTTTGAGTATTTTACTGGCGAAATCTATAAGGCGTAACTGCTGCCTGCTGAGATCGCTGTTATTCTTGCTCAAGATTCTCCCACCTTACCGCGCTTTTGCGTTTTATGGCATCTATCTGCGAAAACAACCATTCTATCCCTTCCTGCGGCACTTCAGGGTAATGGCCTTTAAATTGTACCGGCAGGTCGTCGAGGTCTTTGTTGAATGGCACCAAAACAGCATCGACCGCCCGCTTTGCGTCATCTAAAGGGATCAACTCTCCCTCAGCCTCGAGAAACTTTAGCCTTTTTGCCTTGCCGTCCCAAAATTGTGTTGTTATACGGGTGCGGGTGTAAGGATCCTCGACATTTATCAGCAATTTAAGCAGTTCTGCCTCCGAGTCCGTGTTATATATGGCCTCTTCAAGCTCTTTTTCGGCTTCTTTCGTCTGTTTTGCGAAGTCCTCTTCAAGCTGTGCGGCATGCAATTCTTTGTGTTTCGGCATGTGTTTAGGGCGGGTGCGCTGTTTTGCGTGATATGCCTTGAGCGCGCAGTCGAGATATATGCGCTTGCCTGTGGGCGTAAAGCAGTTGTCGAATATGCCGGCCTTAATGTAGCGGTATATAGTAACGTAGGAAACGCTTACGTATCTGGCCAGTTCCGATTGTGTTACCATCTTTCTGTTTTCGTCTGACATGTTTTACCTCTATTTTGATTATATCACAAATGGTGTTTTCTTGAAAATTTGCCGTTTTTCAGGGCTCGCCCTCGCTCGACCTCCTCCTGGCTTCCACAGTACCTTTATATTAAATAATATCAACCCCTCTTTATATTAATTAATATCAACTGATCAGACACGTGACGAAAGAAAAAAAGAAAAAAGAAAAATAGTTTAAAAAGATAAAAGAAAGAATCATAAGCAGGTATGTCACCAGGCATATAAACACTAAAAGAGATGATAACCTGCTGGTAGGCCACTAGTAGTTACTGATAGCTACTGATAGGCTGCAGGTAGATCATGCCTAAACGATAGGCAATAGATAGATAGATGTACAGACAAACAGATATGATGATGCAATATGATGATATGAAATAGCTATACAACCATACTTTGGGTTAATGGGCTATAGGTTGCCATTCGGAATTAAGAGTATAGTATAAAGATAGTGAAGATAAAAGAAGAGATAACCGCCTGGATAGGCGGCTGTATAGATGATCTGTTTAGTTGATTATGTAAGAAGAAGAGAAAGAATAGCTACAATAACAAACATTGAAACAATGTCGATTAAAATGTAAGCATGCCGATTCATGATATAGCCTCCACTTCAAAATAATCTTTAATCCATGTTTCTAAATCTACTTCACTCACAGTAAATAAAATCTGTGACATACTGTAATCATTGTACATGTAGATTTTATCTTTACAAGCTTTAAAGTAAATATCACTTACTTCATTATCACTACTTAACCGCTCAACAATGGCTTTATTCTGTTCAGCCGTGTTGTCTGTCTCGATAATATCCTCAACTCTACCGGGTACTATACTGTATATTGTCCAACTTGAATTATCCCTAATATCACTCAAAGACCATTGTGCTTCTACTTCTAATTCGTCTAAAATGTTATCGGCGATTTCAGAAAAAATAAAAGCTATTTTCTCACTATTGATAACCCAATAATCATTTATTGT